GTTCGCCTATTAGCCCGTAATGTTCGCGCATATGGTTGATGTATTTAAATTGAGCTATATCGTACGACATTATCTATTTCCCCAATGATTAACGATTAGCCATAGCGTTAAGACTATGACTAACCATATTAAAAAACCAATGCCAAAAATAAAACCAAGTATTTCAATCATTAGTAAGATTCCTGGATAACGATATCTTTTTTGCGCTTGTCCTCGTAAGTTTTAACAATCTTCCCGCATGGATAGGTTAAGACCCAGTAGTCTTTACCAAAGTCTTTGCTCATGCTTGGTATGTTTTCCCTTTTGCTATTTAGTAAGCGTTTCGCTTCTTCTATCATTTCTCTATGCTGTGTCATTTTCTACCTCTCTTTTGGTATTGTCATACTCTTCCTCGGTTAAATAAGAATATGAAGTTAAAAACTCTTCTTTGGTTAATATTTCAAAGTCCGCCATTTTTTCCGCATCATCTAAGAAGTTAGATTGAGATAAAGACGGCGGACAATTAAGCCATTTATTAATTTCGCTTGGTGAGTATTTAGCGTGTTTCATTTTCGCTCTCCTCGATTTTAATTTTTTCCCATATAAGACCATCAATAGACTTCTTGCAACAATCACAATAAATTTCGGGTGTTTTTTGGATGCTCTCCTCATAAACAAAGTTATGCTTGGTACAAGTCATATAATCATTTGGATTTATCCATACATACTGTCTTAAGTATTCGCTTTCTCCACATTCTGTACATTTATAAATTCTCATGTTTCCCCCATTGGTAAATTTAAAAGTTTATCTATTCTGTGCTCATCCAAAGATACAAAGCGCAAGATCTCCTCTTGCTGTCTGTGTGTTAGATCGTCAAAGCCTTGTATATACTTTGCTGGATTGTCGAATAGATCGCGCAAGTATTTAATGATTTCGCGCCTTGCAAATTGTTTAGGCGTTAGATTATTTATTTTCATAATTCCCCCTTATTTATTTTATTTAATGTCTCTTTAGCTTCTTGATAGAAATATAAATCATTAGGCATACAAAGATTTATTCCCTCGGCATAATCACAATTAAAACAATGATCTTGCGGTTTGGTGTTGTCTTGATCGTCAATATTTCTATTAGCATTTATATTAGCACCGCCACAACTGGCGCATACTTCTATGCCATCCTCTAAAATTTCTAAGTACGAGTAATTATTCATAGTTCCCCCTTGGTTTTATAAGTTTTTAAAATGGTTTTGATTTTGTTTACTAAGTCTTGGTAATTTTTCGCGCTGTATCCGTTAGCCTTGAATAGTTCCAAGGCCTCGGGATTGATTAGCGGGTTATCGTCAGTGTGCGCTAAGAACCAGTTAAGAAGCTCTAATTCTTGGCGGTTAATCTTTGGCTTGTTGAAGTTATATCTTTTAATGCTCATGTTAAGCGTCCTCTATATCTATAGCTTCTAAATCTTCTAAATGTTCCCATTCAACAGAGTCATCAATAATTGCATCATCAAGTTTAGACTCTACATCTTCCCAACTTTCCGCATAGATGTAGGTTTCTTCTCGGATAATCCTTTTTCTAATAACTCTAAATTCTGTTAATGTATCAGCGCTCATTAGATCACCTCCTTTTGCTTGGTAAAGGTTAAAGTTCCACTAGGGTCTGAATAGGTAAGCGTTTCATCATCTTTAAGAAAATGTAATTGCGCTATGAATTCATCATCTAAACCCCAATCATCCGAGTTGATGAGCGTATAGAGAGAAACCTTTTCTTTTGGTACTTCTCCATAACCATCAATCCAATCAACAAGGTATATCTTGCGCTCTTGTCTGATTCTCTTTTTGAGTTCATCAGCTGAACCTTCAAAGCGTTTATTTCCAAAATTAGTAATAATATTCATTAGATCACCTCCTTAGTCTCTTGAATTTGTTGTTCTGTTTTTGGGTTGTCATTTATCCATGAAATAACATCCTCAAAGTTGTCAGATGAAAACAAAAGTTCATCACATCCGTAACAGTTATAAACATGAAATCTCGGCATTAATTTGTTTTTATATCCCATGATAAATTCCGCATGATCTTTTCTAATCTCTAAATCGTGAGAATCAATCCAAATAATGTAACCTTTGTGATGGTCTTTATCAGAAACAAAGCTAGGCAATTCATCATTACCCCATGATGTATTCTCCCAAGTTGTAGGAATATTTAAATCTTCGTAGTAATTAACCCAACTCATTACGCCACCTCCTCAAGTGTATCTTCAACATCATTAATTAATTCTTGGTTAAGTTGCTCTAGCTTTTCAATGCCTATATTTTGCATTAACCATCTTTGCACTTGTTGAGCGGTGCATTGATAGTCTTGCGCTTGTGCATCTATAAATGCAGAAATAACGAAAGATCGTTTTTTCTTTGGTGTGGTTGCTTGTTGCCATTTTTGAACATTGCGCTCATAGATGTCATAACCATAATCACCATTTATATAACAAGAAAATAATCTTCTTACTATATGGTTGGGGTCTTCTAATATCTCATCGAAATTATAGAAGTCTGTTTTTAGTTGTTGTTTATAATCCATTTTTACTCTCCTTAATTAGTTAATGAACACTACCTATAATACGCACATTTTCACATATTGCAACATATTTAATAAAAAAAATTGTTTATTTATATATAAAAGTTATGTGTATCTTTATAAATCCTTTAATATAAAGGCATAAGGGAACACAAAAAAATTCAAATATGGATAAAAAATTACCTAAAAAAGGTACTCCAGGACGGAAAAAAATACATTTTACAGAGGAACAACTTTTAGAAGCTGAAAGATTAGCGGGGCTTGGTTTTTCTGAGGAGTCATTATGTAAAGCTGTTTTTGGTTGTTCTGTTAGTACGCTACAGCGCCGTAAAAAAGAATTTAATAATATTGACCAGTATATAAGGCGGGGAAAGATAAAAAGTATTGAAGCGGTAAGTTCAGCTCTTTTTGATTCCGCAACTGGTAGAAATGGGCGCGATCCATCCGTGAGCGCTCAAATATTCTTTTTAAAGAACAAAGGAAAGGAAGCGGGCAATCCGTGGGCGGATGTTCAGCAAGTAGAAAATAATATTAACCTTTCAGATATTATCTCTAGCGCTAACGCTAGAATAATAGATCACAAGCCCGACGCGCTAGCGCACGACGCGCCCGCGCTCGACATTAAACAAATAAACAAGGCCACGAAGTCATGAGAGCTTGCTGTAGGGATTTATTCTTCTCCCTTGTACCTTCCTACACACCGAGCGCGCGGAAGCTCACAGCGCCACTCTCCGCGCTTCTCATAGCGCGCTCACCTTTTGCGCGGATGCGCGGATGATTAGCAAATGACCCCCCCTTAATTGTGCGGTATGTAGTATGTATATATAAACTAATGAACTAATTTTTTTTAATTTTTTTTTAAATTTTTTTTATGAAATATAAAGCCGAAGACGAAAAGAGATTGATGACAGAAATATGGTCAGTCAATGTAAAAGACGATCCATTAAACTTTGTTAAGTTTGCTTTCCCTTGGGGAATGAAAGACACCCCCCTCGAAGACTTTAAAGGCCCGCGTAAGTGGCAGGAAAAAATTTTACGAGAAATGACAATCCATATTGCTAGAAATGGCACTAGGGATTTACCAGAGATGTTTAGAATGGCTGTGGCTTCAGGTCGTGGTATTGGTAAATCTGCTTTGGTTTCATGGATTATTCTTTGGATGTTGTCCACAAGACTGGGCGCTACCATCATAGTAACCGCTAACACCGAACAACAGCTTAGAAGTAGAACTTGGGCTGAACTTGGTAAATGGATGACCTTATCAATTAACTCTCATTGGTTTCACAAGACCGCAACCACAGTCAAACCAGCGCCTTGGTTTCAAGAAGCGCTAGAGCGCGACCTTAAGATTGATACTGGTTATTACTACGCGCAGGCGCAACTATGGTCAGAAGAAAATCCAGATGCTTTTGCGGGTATTCACAGCTCCTACGGGGTCTGTTTAATCATGGATGAGGCTTCGGGTATACCTTCACCCATTTACAGCGTATCCGAGGGTTTCTTCTCTGAACCAACATCCAATCGTTATTGGTTTACTTTCTCCAACCCGCGCCGAAACACAGGCCCATTTTACGATTCCTTTAATAGCAAAAAGCGCTTTTGGCAGAATGTGCAAATCGACTCGCGCACTGTCGAAGGCACTGACCAAAAACTCTTCCAATCGATGATCGAGCAGTATGGCGAAGATTCTACTGTCGCGCGTGTGGAGGTCATGGGCGAATTTCCAAGCGCGGATGATGATACTGTCATACCGCTTGACTTAGTGCGCGGTGCGGTAGAGCGCGATGTCACGCTCACCGCGAATGAACCAATTGTTTGGGGTTTAGATGTTGCACGCTTCGGTGGCGATAACAGTGCGCTGTGCGTGCGCCAGGGAAACACTGTTTTAGAAATTACATCTTTTGCTTCGATGGACTTGATGCAACTTTGTGGTGTGGTTAAAAATCGATTCGATGATGCCACTGTGATGGAACGACCCCAAGAAATATTGGTTGATGTTATTGGACTTGGTGCTGGCGTGGTTGATCGATTGCGTG